GAACGTAATAGTAAAAGTACCATTCGTTGCTGTCTTGTTACCGCCAAAATCTAAAACTACTACTAATCTATTTGCTGTACCGTCAACTGTATCTATATTGTAAATCGCTGCAAAAGCTGCAGTAAAAGATGCAGAACTATAAGTAACATTATCAAAGTCAACTGAAGCAACTGCTGTAGATGAAACGACTCCAAGTCTTGTTAAAGCTTTAACTGCATAGTTAGTTCCACCAGCTGGATTTACTTCACCATTTCCAGTTCCTAATAAAGCAACTGTTGATGACACAGAATAAGGGTTAGTTGTGTACAGAGATAGACTAAAGTCGTTTCCACCTGAAGCTTTAAAATTGTGATTAGCTTCAAACAGAGCGCCTCTAAAAGTATTTGGTATTATATTTGCCATATTATTTTATCTCCTTAATTAACTTGATGGTGGTTTAACGTTAAGTTGAGCGCGAACTTCACCATCTTGATATTCGTCTCTGCGTCTGATACCGATTTGCTCGATAGCATACGATTCTAATGCTTGATTAAAAGCCTGTTGGTAGTATTGTAACATATCCTGCGGACCTTTCAAGTATGCAAATGTATTTACCAGACATCCATATAAAAGTAAATCTTGATATTTATTAGACAGATAAGTTCCATTTGTAGCTGGAGGTGGAGTAGATGTAGTGTCTGTTATAGTCTCTGGTTCTCTATCATAGGATATTGTAATTTCGTAAGTTTTATCAGGAGTTGGGGCCACTACCCAAAACTCTTCATCCCAATTAGCATAGTATTTAGGTATATCTACAGCTTGAGTATCAGGTGTAGAGTAATATTCTGCCATAAAACTAGTATCTCTTTGTTCTAAATAAAATTGATTTCCAGCTTGATCTTTAAATTGTACATATCTGATTGCTCTTAAATTGTCAGGAATAGTTACATATCTATTTCCAACAATAGCATTTGATGTTGCATAGAATACATTTTGATCTGTATCTATTTGTCTATAAATAGAATTTTCTGCGTTCTTAATTAAAGTATCGAGAACAGAAGTACTTAAAACACTAGAGCTAACCTCTGTAAAATTTCTAATATCATCTTGTAAATTTGTTAAAGTATATGCCATTATCCGTTTACTACCTCAAGTGTTGCTGGTCCTGCTGAACAGTTTGCTCCACCCCCTTCTACACCACTCGTTGTAGCATTACTAGTACTTGTTATATAAAAATAATTTATTGGAACTGTTAATGGATCAGTAGTTGTAGCTCCTGTAATATTTCCTGAAGAATCTATTTGTCCTAATGCAATTGTAAAACCATTTGTATTATTTAAATCACTTACATTATTAAATGTAGGTATGTTTGCAAAAGCTTGTAAATTTTTTGCATCTGCTCCTCCACTACCAGAACTAATTACTTCTGGTGGTCCTCTAAATCTTACAACATCTCCTGCTTTTCTTTGATGAT